GCTTTTGATTCCTGGTTATGTAAATACTTTGAACCGCAACAAAGCAAGGTATGCATTAACCGATTGGGGTTCTTCCACTACAGGAAGTGGCATTATGTATTTTGGTCTTGTGGGAACAAGGTCATCAGTTACCTCGGTAGTCAACAGAGTAACACTGACTGCTGCTGCTGGTAACTTTGCTGCTGGTTCTACCGTATCACTATATGGCTGTTCAAATATCGTAACTTAAGGAGAAATGAAATGACTAACGAAATACCACAAGTTGTAGAAATCAATTGCGAAACAGGCGAGGAAGTTTATCGCCCTATGACCGCAGAAGAATTAGCTCAAAGAGAAGCAGATGCTGCTGCTTATGCAGCAATGATTGCTGAACGTGAAGCTGCTGCTGAAGCAGCTGCTGCTGCCAAGGCATCAGCGCAGGCAAAGCTCGCAGCACTAGGACTTACACCAGAAGAAATCGCAGCACTCTAAGGAGATGGAAATGAACTCAAAGACAAAGGCAATGCTAGCTAGTTATGGTCGATCATTCTTGACGGCAGCTCTTGCTGCTTTCATTGCAACAGGTGGGGATATCTTCTCACTAGATCTTGCTGGACTTAAGGCAATCATCACAGCTGGAACAGTAGCAGTACTCCCAGTCTTGATGCGTGCGCTTAACCCTAACGACGCAGCGTTCGGCAAAGAAGCATAATGTCTACCAACGAATGGGCTGGTATCGCTGTTGCGGTTACCACAATAGTCGCCAGCTTTGCTGGCTCAGTTCGTTGGTTAGTAAAGCACTACCTCACAGAATTGAAACCAAATTCAGGCAGCTCGATGCGTGACTCACTCGATAGATTAGAGCGACGCGTTGACAGCCTGTATGAACTAGTAGCTGGAAAGAGCAATGAATGAAACCTGTAGTCAAGAAAGCCACACCTGCTGCAATTGCTGTACTGCGTCAAGCAACGGCATTGTCACCGAAGCGCAACAAAGCCAGCGATGGTCTGCTTCCTTCTGCTGCTCATATAGCAGCCAGTCCTAACTCAGACCACAACACTGGTCTAGCGGTTGACCTAACTCATGACCCAGAACACGGCATTGATTGCCGTGAGATCTACGAGATGTTAAAGGATGATGACCGAGTCTCATACCTAATCTTTGCTGGTCGCATCTGGTCAGAAGCTAAGGGTGATCGCAAATACACAGGATCAAACAAGCACAACAAGCACCTTCATATTTCTATCAACGAAGATGATGATGATGACACTAGCCCATGGTTTTACTGGATGGGCAAGCCAACAAAGATCAATGCTATCAAAGCGAGACTGGCAACTAAAGCTAAAAAGAACTAGGAGATAAAGCGTGGCAACGACAAACAAATATCTCAAGGGCGATCTGCCTATTGCCATTAGCACTAACATCCCTACCGCACTGGTTAGATATCAGCGTAATGATTTTGCTGCTAACTATGCAATAGGTAATACCCCTTGGCTATCTGGTGCATCAGATCAAAATAAGATTAGTCGTATCACTACGACATACCAGAAGGAACGTATTGACCAAGGCGATGCAGCTGGTGAACAGTCGTTATCTAACTGGTGGCTTCGTTCTGCCACATCATGGCATCACGGCGCAGGTGAACGTTACTATGACGCAACAACCAGCGACCTATTCCGATTCTATGAATCAAACAACATTGATACCTGGACACTTGGTGAGATTAAGCTACTCCCAGATGTAACCAAGTTTGCATCCGTAACAGCGAGCAATCCTGTAACTGTTAATAATGGTACGTTCTATATTGAGAACGGATCGCTTAAGTATTACAACGGTACTACTGCTACAACCATTGCACTTACTGGTGGAGCTGTACCACAGAAGCTAACCACTGATGGAACTTATTGCATTGTCGGTGCTAGTGATGGTATCTATGATGTCACTACCGCTGGTGTAGTACGTAAGCTATGGGACAAGCCAACACACAATGGTGCTACATGGTCTGTCCAAGCGATAGCCTATGTAAAAGAACGTTTACTTATTGGAGCGTTAGAAGGAACAGCTAAGGTAACAGTCTACGAAGGTAGCCGTGTATATATAACACCAACCCCAAAGTTTGACGCTAACCATGAGCGATGGGGAACGGCGGATCTAACAACAGTAATCAATTCGATCTCAGAGTTAAACTCTGCAGTTATTGTTGGTTACACACAGGGTTCTGTATCCCGTATCCAGGCTTACACACTTAACGCAACCTCAGCTTTAGCTACACTCAACGACCCAAAGATTATTGCCGAGTTGCCACGAGGCGAGTCTCTTAATCAGGTTCGTGTATACTTAAATGAGTTCGTAGTCCTTGCCACAACAAAGGGCTTGCGAGTTGGTACGCAGTCTACCGATGGAGAGGGCTTTACCTATGGACCACTCAACGTCACGGGAGCTGTATCCGATATTGCGTTTGACGGTTCCTATGTCTACGCCTGTCGCTCGTCCCTTATCTCTGGTACTGCGGGTTTGTGGCGTATTGATCTGGGTACAGAAGTCGGGAATGCATATGCGTATAACTCTGATCTCGTCACTGATGGAGTAGCACCAACTGGTGTTGCATTCGTAGGTAGCACTGGCTTGAAGTTTATAACTTCAACCTCTGGTGTATTTATTGAACACCCAACCAACAAGGCAGCCAGCGGTTACCTTAAGTCTGGTTGGGTTCGTTTCGGTACATCAGAGAAGAAGCAACCAGTATCACTGGCTATCAAGTCTCAGTCCACCACAGGTGGAACACTAGGCTTTACATTGGTGGACCAAGGAACACAGAGTGTTGACATCGGTGCTATCACTCTAGGTATGGGTACTGAAATCGGTGTAGCTGCATCGACTCAACCATCAGACCACTTTGAAATTACATTTAACTTTACTCGCAATTCAACTGACGCAACCAAGGGTCCTATCCTTGAGGAGTGGCAGATCCGTGGATTGCCAGCGCCTAAGCGCTCACGTACAATTACAATCCCATTGCTATGTTACGAGGAAGAGAGAGACCCTAATGGACAGACAGTATTCTCAAGCCCATGGGAACGAATCTTCTACCTTGAGCGTATTGAGCAGAATGGCGGTGCAGTACTCTTCCAAGATTTCTCATCAGAAGAAGAACGCATCTGCGTCATCCGCGCTATACAGTTTGAGCAGACAGCTCCACCTTCTTTTGCCAGGGGATTCGGTGGCATTGTCACTCTTCAGCTACAGACGATCGACGAAGAACAAGTAATTACGTGATTGAAATAGAAACATCCAAGCTACTACCAATTGTTTTACCAGAAGAAAGATCAGAGCTAGTTACCAAAGTTCGGATAGCTCTTAATGTTGCTGGTGATGACCTATTGGATGCTCCCCTACAGGAAATATTAAAAGGGTTGCAGCTCCGACATGGCATCCCAGTAGTCGGGTGCATCAATATAGCCACGCTGGATGCGCTCGCAGTTGCTCCGCCAGAATGGTAGGAGATAGAAGAAGAGGGGGACTTAATTGTCCCCCTCTTTTTTTATTTTACTAAGCGTAAAATTCCGAATACGGATTAATCCTTGTGACAAAAGAACAGGGATCTCCGCCGTCTTCCCACTCTTGCTGCTCCTCATCACTCATTATCGGAACATCATGGGTCGAGCAGTATGGATCGGTGATCCACCCTTGCTTAATACCAATGGTTAACCAATGGTTAAAGATCCAATCCTTCATGCTAACCCCCTGTAATAAAGGGCTCCTGTCGGAGCCCTGATTTAAGAAACGCCCCCCTACCCCCCAAAAAAACTTTGGTGGTTCAGGGGAGCTATAGCGACTGTCGTCACCCTTCATTGAAGTTTCCGCCCCACGGTTGCCCGCCCGTAGAGGGTAGCAGACGGCGTGTCTGGCGGTCAAATCAGGGCGTTTCGTGGTAACCTTGGGCTATGAACTCACTCCCACCACATAGGTCGTACAGCCAGCTGTCGACTTGGCAATCATGCCCACAGAAATACTACCTAAGTAAGGTAGTCCAGCTACCTGAGAAGCCAGCAGTATACCTGGCAGCAGGATCGGCGGTACACACTATGCTAGAACTCCTCAACCACGAACTGTACCTTAAACAAAAGCGTGACTGACCAACGCGGTATCCCCAGCAATGAATGTCTTGACTGCGGATCCAACTGGCAGGTAGTTCATGTTCAGTTCATGGACTACGAGATAGTACAATGGGCTTGCAACTCTTTCTGTGCTAACTGTGGCGCACCCATGACAACGCCTACACCTATAGACCATCCAGATTACGTGAGATATGATGAAGGAGACGAAGAGCCATGGACGATATGAATTTGACACAGCGGTGGGTCGAGGTATTTAATGACTCGGTCCTTAAGACTGAGGAACAAACAGGTATTCCCTCCTCGGAGTGGAAGACAGCTGGACGCAAGACAGCCTTGCGACCTGACGGAGAAGACCTAGCGTTTTGGCAAAGCGACGGGTTAAAACAGGTTGAGTCGTACATGAAATGGTACGAGTCATCGGGCTGGCAAATTGCCACAATGCCAGACGGACGTCCTGGAATTGAATGGGCTGCAGATGTCACCTTTGGTGGCACACCAGTGCGGTTCATTGTTGATGCGATTTACAAAGTGGGGGAAGACTATGTAATCGTTGACTACAAGACGGGTTCCAGGACTCCGTTCGGTGCAATCCAAGCTGGTCTATATGCAGCTGGTATTGAACGTACCATGGGTATACGCCCTAAGTATGGCGCTTTCTTTATGACCCGACAGGGTACGCTAGGTGATCTCATTAATCTCGATCACCTCACTATGGATTATTTTGATTATGTTTTTGGTGCGATGAACCATTCAGTAATGGCAGGGATCTTTCCGCCATCAGTTGGTGACTCGTGTCGCATGTGCTCTTTTGTTGACAAATGTCCTGCGATGGGACAGACTGGGTTTATACCGCTAAACACAATCAACCGAAAGGAAAACAAATGAACGAAGCAACATACTCCGTAACCATTAAGGTTAACGGTGACCTGTTCACAGTTCGAGGCAATAACTACGACGAGTTCGTAGAGAATGTAGCAGCTGCAAAGTCAGCTGTTGGATTCATCAAAGCGCTACAAGGTGGAGGAGCAACAACACCTGCACATCCATCACCACAATTAGGTGCAACCGACATCATTACCGATGCATTTCCTGGTGCAAAAGTAATATCTGAAACACCAGCTGCACCTACACAGGCAGCAGCTATCGAAGTTATCATGGATCGCTATGGTAATGAATGGACATATGGACATCCAGATGCACCAGCACTACCAGACGGACGTGGCAAGTATGCCAAGAAGAAGGGTACTAGCAAAGCAGGTAAGGCTTACGTTGGTTGGTTCGACCCAGCCAAGGGACCGAAGCCGTTTACACCTGGTGCGGTAGAAGCCGAAACAATCTGGACTAAGTAATGCGTTCCCTGTTGCAAGTTGTTGGAGTCGAGTCTCCTGCTGGTCATGCACTGGCTGAGATTATGCCTCAACTTACAGCTGCTGGTGTGCGGTTTCGTCAGGCGCAATTGCACCTGATTGCTGCACAACCTGGCGGTGGTAAGACAATGCTTGCACTGTGGTATGCGGTTAACTCAAAGATACCATCGCTGTATTTCTCTGCTGACTCTGACTCACGTACCATGGCACTGCGAGCTGGTGCAATTACGATGAACAAACCAGTGACAGAAGTAGAACGGATGATGGACTCAGAAGCAAGTGTGCTTCTAGAAGATGCTCTTGCTGAAGGAGCCAACCATATTAGATTCTCATTTGATCCGTCACCCTCTCTTCAAGATATTGAAGAAGAGATTGAAGCTTATGCAGAACTATATGGTTGTGCTCCGACAGCAGTCTTCGTTGATAACTTAATGAACGTCGCTACTACCAGCGACAATGAATGGACAGCCATACGTGATGCGATGTCTGCGTTCCATTACATGGCTCGTGAATATGAGTCAGCGTTTATTGTATTGCACCACGTCAGCGAGAACGAGAAGATGTCTACGCCTAACTTCCCACCGCCACGTAAGGCACTGATGGGTAAGCCTGCTGCACTACCAGAGTTAGCTCTTACAGTTGCAATGGATAGCAGTAGTAACACATACCGAATAGCTGTTGTGAAGAATCGTCACGCTAAGGCTGACCCAACGGCAGAAGAATTTATTAGCTTGGCAGTAGAGCCAAGCCATATGACTTTGTATAACACCGCTGCAGACTTGCATAGAGCAAGGACACTGCGCCAATGGCAATAGAAGTAACACTCACTGAAGATGAGCTAATCGATTCATTACGATTCGTATATAGGGTAAGGGAGAAGAAGAGACAGCATGATGTGGTGGATAAAAAATTTGATCGCAACAATTCTTCTTACTCCGTTAATCTTATGGGTCGGCTTGGTGAGGTGGTGGTCGCTAAGACCTTACGGATTCCGACCGATGATTCGGTTACAGCTGGTGGCGATGTCGGTTACGACCTCGTTTCACATTTGGGAAACAGAATCGCGGTCAAAACCTCGACCCTAGATAGCTTGATCTTTAACAAGATCGAAGACTTTAGTGCAAGCATTGCAGTACTGGTTAAGTTTGTCGGAGACAAACAGTTACCACATGACGGCGGTAAGTTTTTTATAGTTGGTTGGATATCTCGCCAAGATTTTATTGACAGGCATTACTTACGTGACTACGGTTACGGCATGCGTCTAGTGATAGACGGTGACAAACTTAATCCTATTGAGGAGTACCGACATGAAGTACCCGCATTTTGAAAATGCAACTTGCGAA